GCCCGATTATCTATTCAAAACAAGCGCAGATCGCCCTAAGAAAAGCATCTGTTGCAAACGCAATCACTAACAACTCCTATTTCGGAGAGATTGCAAACCAAGGCGATGTAGTTCGCATCCAGAAAGAGCCTGATGTAACAGTCAACGCTCTGGAGCGTAAAACTGCAATTTCCGTAGAAGACTTAGATGACAGTGAGTTTTCTCTAACCATTGACAAAGCTAACTACTTTGCTTTTAAAATGGATGACATCGAAGATCAGTTCGCATCAGTAGATTTCGTAAGCCTAGCTGCAGACAGAGCAGCATACAAAATGGCTGATGCAATGGATGCAGACTTGCTTCAGTACATGTCAGGTCACTCTTCTGCAGGTGCTATTACTACCACAGTTTCAGGTACAGCACAGCACCCAACAGCAAATGAAATAAACGGTGAATTTTTAAAGACTAACCGTTTAGATATGTCCGACATTGGACACATCACAACATCTGCTTCATCAAGTACAACTGGTGACTCCATTCCTCTAGCTTCACGTCTTCCAGGCGCAACAGCGTTGTCAACATCTGTGACATCTCCGTTGACTGTGATTGCACGTATGGCTCGTCAGATGGATACAGCAAATGTTGACTCACGAGGAAGATGGCTTGTAGTTGACCCAGTGTTTATGGAAATCTTGAAAGACGAAGACTCACGCTTATTAAATTCTGATTACGGTGGGTCAGGTCTACAAAACGGATTAGCTGTTAACAACTTACACGGCTTCCGACTTTATGTGTCTAATAACCTTCCTTCAAAAGGTACAGGTCCAGGTACATCAGGTTCAACTGCCCAAGATGATCATTATGGTGTTATCTTGGCTGGTCAGGAAGATGCGGTTGCTTCTGCAGAGCAGATCAACAAAGTTGAAAACTACCGTGATCCAGACTCATTTGCAGACATTGTACGTGGTATGCATCTGTATGGAAGGAAAATCCTTCGTCCACAAGCATTAGTTGCAGCCGTTTACAACGCTGCTTAATACCAACTAAACTATTGGGCTGGTCTTGTCAAGAGGCTGGCCCTTTAGCATATTTATAACCTCATAAAGGAATCCAATAATGGCTATCACAACAGCAATGTGTACAAGCTTTAAATCGGAACTATTGGGTGGTACTCATGATTTGGACACCCACACTTTAAAGATTGCACTTATTAAAGCTTCACCATCAGGAACATATGGTGCAGCAACAACTAACTACTCAACTGTAACGGGTAACTCAGACGAAGCTTCTGGTACTAATTACTCAGCAGGTGGGCAAAATCTAGATGGTGCTGCTATTTCCGTAAGTGGCACTACAGCTATCGTTGACTTTACTGACGAAGTATTTGCCTCAGCCACCATATCTGCTGATGGTTGTATTATATACAATTCATCTGCATCTAATAAAGCAATTTGCGTAATTGATTTTGGTGGAACTAAAACATCTACAAATGGTGACTTCACTATTCAGTTCCCAACTGCAGATGCATCTAACGCAATCATACGTATCGCATAAATAGGAGCATGAACTATGGCTCTCGTAGTTAAAGACAGAGTAAAACAAACAACAACCACAACTGGTACAGGCAATATAGTCCTTAACGGTAACGTTGATGGGTTTCAAACTTTTGCTGCTGCTTTAGCAAACGGTGATACTACTTACTATGGTATCTTTGTGCCTAGTACAAATGATTATGAAGTCGGGCTAGGAACGTGGACAGAAGGTAGTGCCACCCTAGCTCGTACTACTATTCTTGAAAGTTCTAATTCAGGAAGTGCCATAAACATTACTGCACAGGCTGAAGTGTTTATCACACAACCTGCTGAAAAAGCTGTGTTTCAAGATGCTAATGGTGATGTAGATTTAGGTAGTAACAAAATACTATTTGGTAACTTGTACTCTAATACAGGTGACTTGCCTAGTGCATCTACTTATCACGGTATGTTTGCACACGTTCATGGTACAGGGAAAGCTTACTATGCACACGGTGGCAACTGGATTGAGCTTGTAAATGAAGATACAAGTGGTAATGTCAGTATGGGTGGTAACTTAACTGTTACTGGTGATCTTACTGTCAACGGAACAACGACTACTGTTAATACAACTAACACAGTAGTAACTGATTCACTTATTGAATTAGGAAATGGAACATCTGGTTCTCCATCGAATGACGCAGGTATTGTTATTGAACGTGGTTCATCAGACAATGCCTTTATTGGTTATGACGAAAGTGCAGATAAATTTACTGTAGGTACAGGATCATTTACAGGTGCAACTACAGGCAATCTTACTATTAGCACAGGCACACTTGTAGCTAACGTAGAGGGTAATGTAACAGGTAACGTAACTGGTAATACGTCAGGAACTGCAGCTACAGTTACAACTGCTGCACAACCTAACATCACATCTGTAGGAACATTAACAACTCTTACTGTAGATGACATCACAATTAATGGCTCAACTATATCTGATGCAGGGGATCTTACTATTGATAGTGGTGGTG